GGAACATCACCTGAAAATGTGAATATGGTATCACTAGGATTATCGCCACCCGACAATCTGAATACGATAGGTTTGAAGTGTGCGGGTGTAACACAAGTCAAGATAACGTTTAATCCTCTGGGTTGATAGGAGACGTGTTATAGGCTTAAATCTGTGTAGCTCCTTGTGATGATACGTGATAGGGCTCTAAAATGAATTTAGAGCCCTTTTAATGCGTTTATGGGCCGATTAGGGGAGTTGGGGTATATGTCGTGAGACTACCTGTACGTTAGTACAGTATTTCTTGACAACAAGTCTAAAGCTTAGTAAGTTAAATCTGCCCATAAACGCTATGAGTTGCGGTAGTCGACTTAAAAAAGAGTTGACTGCCGCTTCCATGAGCCCGCAACTTAACAATAAAAGGAAAAAGGACATGAAGAATGGAACAAATGCCGCTTCCCGAAATTCCGCCCGATCAATCGCGCAGGAGATACGCGGAAATCAACAACGAGCTAATCGTAGAGCTAATAGACATACCAGTGGAGAAGCTAGCTGGAGCGATGTTGACGCTGGGAAACTTGTGTCAGTTGTTGGCAACGTCACACAACGAGGATGCGCAGTCCAATTCGGACTCACGAAAGACGGAAGCGCTTATGTCATTCGTATCGTTGGAGATGGTGACCCGTACAATGAGTTCGTTCGTCCCAGTGAGGACATTAACCTCTATTTGGACGGCCTTAGCGAGGACTTCGCTAAGTAAAAAGGAAGTCCAGTTAATACGCCAACTTATTCGAGAAGTCGAACTAATGCAAAGTATAGACTTCACCGAATAGTTTTTTTAGATAGCGTTAAAATGGGTAGAGAGCTTACATATGTAAGCTCTCTTCAACCTTTTTCCCGTGTTGAGAGACGATAGGGCAGGGGGGTATTGGAGGCTTAGTTGACACTAAGTCTTTTTTGATTTAAACTAATGTCAATAGTTTACAATCGCTCTTAAGAGCGATTTGAGGAGGGTCAACTTTGGCAACAGTACAACAAAACTTTCTAGAGCGCTCATGGTTTATGTCTAATACCAACCCTAAAACACGTCGTCAGAAAATTGCAACTGTTCGCTGGCGTGTTCCTGAAGTCGTTGTTTCAAATTATCTTGCTGCCGCTGACGACGCGGCACGTGCTGCGACAGCTGCCGGGCAGTTAGTCGCTGCCGCTGATGATTTGAGTTTGGGCGTTGGTCTTAAGGTCACTGTGGGTAGCGCGTTTGTAGACGACCAAGCCGTTCCTCCTGCCGCTGAGGACTTCGTGTTTCCGTTCGATAAGTTTGGTGTTTCTTTCCGCGCGGACGGTGAAAACTACGTATCGTCAATTCCCGCAAGAAATGACGCTAATGTGACCATTAGCAGCGACGGCATTTCTGTCATTGTGACCGACCCCGGTTGGAGTGCTGAGGTTGAGGCTTTCATTACCGCGTTTGAAAGCATCGTACTATCTGAAGAGGGTGCTGCGGCAACCATCACCCAAATTACCATCACCAGTTAGTACCCGTGCCTACTTTCGTAGCTGGTAGCGGCACAGGTGACAATTACGGGAACATTCTCCTACCCATAATTGACGTGCAGTGGTTTAAGAGCGCTCTTTTTGGAGCGCTCTTTGAATTGACGAAAGGTGAAAACTGGATTGAGATGGGCGATGTGGCGGTTAGTTTTGCAGTTGAAGAAGCTGCACAGATGATTGATGGATACTCATTTATGAACTTTAACCCTTTCCCTATCGGTTTAATCCTCCCTTACGGCGGTGATGAACCTCCCCCCGCTTATTTCTGGTGTGACGGAAATTCTGTCCTCAAAGCTGACTACCCGGAGCTATACGCGGTTATAGGTGGCAACTTCTTTGAAGAGGATGACGTTTTCTATCTTCCCGACCTCAGAAGCGCTACAGTCATCGGAAAGTCAGGCGATTATCCAATCGGAACGTATTTAGGGACTGAGACGGTGACCTTGGACGAAAGTCAAATCCCGTCACATACGCATACCATACCGCTTACCACAACTACCCTTGCGTTTGAGCCGGGTGAGGTGACGGTCACAACACCCATTCCTTTTTTCACAGATAACACAGGTTCGACGGGTGGCGGTGAGTCACACAATAACTTTCAACCATCGCTCTCATGTAACTACATTATCTACGCGGGCAGGGTGTAGATTAATTAACGGAAAATTGTCAGAAGTTCCTCCCGGTATCGAAGAAAACTATTGTATCTCAAGGCTGTTACGTATGCCCTACCGTCAGAACTTTCCTATTCCTAGTGAGATTGACCCTCCAACTTTTTGTTTGTGTCTTGAAATTCCTAATAACCCTGAGTGGAAAGCAGTCGTTGCGGGGTTACTTGGGGAGTTGAGGTACTGGTTTAATTGGGAGAGGACAGGGGATGATAGTGGAGCACAATGTGCTGCCGTTTGGAAGCGTCTATATGACGAGATTGACTGGTCAACTATGTCATGTTGTTGTGGTGAGTTTACGATAATATTTCAATGGACTGAGGATGGGGTTTTACAGCAGTCATCAGACGGTGGTGTAACTTGGATAGACGCACCAGAACAAGACCCCAGGAACAGCAGCCCAACCTACCCCCCGGTGTCTGGAGAGTCGTCTGACGATAAAAAATGCATTGCCGCTACCGGCATGACTATGCTCATTAAGGAGGGTATAGGGGATCAGCTTACAGATGAGATGGGTAGGTACACCTTATTGCAACTAATCCAAGACTGGGTTGGTACAATTCTTCAGACCTCTAATCCGTTCCAAGCCTTAGTTAACATCGTTGTAAATCAGATCTTCGCTTTGTTAATTTCCGCTGTACGTGCTGCACTCACTGAGGGGGTATACGACCAACTAACCTGTATATTCTTCTGTAATATGGAAGATGACTTATCCTTTACAGAGGGTGAGTGGGAAGCTGTAAGGAGCGCTGTTCTGTCAGAGATTACGGGCATAGCCGGCGTGTTCTTAGAACACCTAGTCTTTTTGCTAGGTAAGATCGGATTAACTAATCTTGCCCGCTCACAAGCTGCGACAGAGGGAGATTGTTCGGAGTGTTCTTGCGATGATAATTGTGGGCCTGACGGGTGGCTCTTAGGGACGATTGTTAGCGGCTCGCTGTTTGTCGTTGGTACAGAGGACGCACGCGACAGTGACAGTGTTACGGCTACCTCTGCTGATAGGGGCGACGGACAACAATGGATTTATTACACAACGGGGTTAGCTGATGCGTGTTGCGATATGACGGTTGAGACTTTATCAGGAGCCGTTGATACCGTGAACGGTATTGCGTGTGGAACATCACCCGAAAATGTGAATATGGTATCACTAGGATTGTCGCCACCCGACAATCTGAATACGATAGGTCTGAAGTGTGCGGGTGTAACACAAGTCAAGATAACGTTTAACCCTTTGGGTTGATAGGAGACGTGTTTTAGGCTTAAATCTGTGCAGCACCTTATGGTGATACATGAAAGGGCTCTGAAATGAATTTAGAGCCCTTTTAATGCGTTTATGGGCCGTTTAGGGAGCCGGTGTATATGTCGTGAGACTACCTGTACGTTAGTACAGTATTTCTTGACAACAAGTCTAAAGCTTAGTAAGTTAAATCTGCCCATAAACGCTATGAGATGCGGCGTTCAAGATAAAAATGGAGTTGAACGCCGCATCCATAAGCCCGCAACTTAACAATAAAAAGGAAAAAGGACATGAAGAATGGAACAAATGCCGCTTCCCGGAATACAGCCCAGTCAATTGCACAGGAGATACGCGGAAGTCAACAGCGAGCTAGTCGTCGAGCTAATAGACATACCTCTGGAGAGGCTAGCTGGAGCGATGTTGACCCTAGCAAACTTGTGTCAGTTGTTGGCAACGTCACACAACGGGGATGCGCAGTCCAGTTCGGACTTACGAAAGATGGAAGCGCTTACGTCATTCGCATTGTTGGAGATGGTCAGCCGTACAATGAGTTCGTTCGTCCAAGTGAAGACATTAACCTCTATTTGGAAGGACTTAGCGAAGACTTCGCTAAGTAAAAAAGAAGTTCAGTTAATACGCCAACTCATTCGAGAAGTTGAACTAATGCAAAGTGTCGACTTCACCGAATAGTTTTTTTAGATAGCGTTAAAATGGGTAGAGAGCTTACATATGTAAGCTCTTTTCAACCTTTTTCCCGTGTTGAGAGACGATAGGGCAGGGGGGTATTGGAGGCTTAGTTGACACTAAGTCTTTTTTGACTTAGACTAATGACAATAGTTTACAATCGCTCTTAAGAGCGATTAGGGAGTATCAATTTTGGCTACAGTCCAACAAAACTTTCTAGAGCGTTCATGGTTTATGTCTAATACTAACCCTAAAACACGCCGTCAGAAAATCGCAACTGTTCGCTGGCGTGTTCCTGAAGTCGTTGTGTCAAACTATCTTGCCGCTGCTGACGATGCAGCACGTGCTGCTACTGCTGCAGGGCAATTAGTAGCTGCTGCTGATGATTTGAGTTTAGGCGTGGGTCTTAAGGTTACAGTTGGCAGTGCGTTTGTCGACGACCAAGCCGTTCCTCCCGCTGCTGAGGACTTCGTATTCCCGTTTGATAAGTTCGGTGTTTCCTTCCGTGCGGATGGTGAAAACTATGTTTCATCCATTCCCGCACGAAACGATGCGAATGTGACTATCAGCAGCGATGGTATTTCTGTCATTGTGACTGACCCCGGTTGGAGTGCAGAGGTAGAAGCGTTTATTACTGCGTTTGAGAGCATTGTACTATCTGAAGAAGGCGCTGCTGCAACTATCACTCAAATTACTATCACCAGTTAACGCTCGTGCCAACTTTCGTAGCTGGTAGCGGTACAGGCGACAATTACGGGAATATCCTCCTACCCATAATTGACGTGCAGTGGTTTAAAAGCGCTCTGTTTGGGGCGCTTTTTGAGTTAACTAAGAGCGAGAATTGGATTGAAATGGGGGATATAGGTGTTAGCTTCGCAATAGAAGAAGCTGCACAGATGATTGATGGGTATACGTTTATGAACTTTAACCCCTTCCCTATCGGCTTAATCCTTCCTTACGGAGGTGATGAACCTCCTCCCGCTTATTTCTGGTGCGACGGTAACTCTGTCGTCAAAGCTGACTACCCAGAGCTGTATGCGGTCATAGGTGGCAATTTCTTTGAGGAAGACGATGTTTTTTATCTTCCCGATCTCAGAAGCGCTACAGTTATTGGAAAGTCAGGTGATTATCCAATCGGGACGTATCTAGGGACTGAGACGGTGACGTTGGACGAAAGTCAAATCCCGTCACATACGCATACTATACCACTTACCACGACTACCCTTGCTTTTGAGCCGGGTGAGGTGACGGTCACAACGCCTATTCCCTTTTTCACAGATAACACGGGTGCGACGGGCGGGGGTGAGGCACACAATAACTTTCAACCGTCGCTTTCATGCAACTACATTATCTACGCGGGCAGGGTATAGATTAGTTAACGAAGAATTGTCAAGAGAGCTCTCCCGGAACGAAGAAAATTATGCTATTTCAAGGCTTTTACGTATGCCCTACCGTCAGAATTTCCCTATTCCTAGCGAGATTGACCCTCCGACCTTTTGTTTGTGTCTTGAAATTCCTAATAACCCTGAGTGGAAAGCAGTTGTCGCTGGTTTACTTGGTGAGTTAAGGTACTGGTTTAATTGGGAGCGAACAGGAGATGACAGCGGGGCACAATGCGCTGCTGTTTGGAAGCGTCTATATGACGAGATTGATTGGTCAACTATGTCATGTTGCTGTGGTGAGTTTACGATAATATTTCAGTGGACTGAGGATGGGGTTTTACAACAGTCATCAGACGGTGGTGTAACTTGGACAGACGCACCAGAACAAGACCCTAGGAACAGCAGCCCAACCTACCCTCCGGTGTCTGGAGAGTCGTCTGACGATAAAAAATGCATTGCCGCTACCGGTATGACTATGCTCATTAAGGAAGGTATAGGGGATCAGCTTACAGATGAGATGGGTAGGTACACCTTATTGCAACTAATCCAAGACTGGGTTGGTACAATTCTTCAGACCTCTAATCCGTTCCAAGCCTTAATTAACATCGTTGTAAATCAAATTTTCGCTTTGTTAATTTCGGCTGTACGTGCTGCACTCACTGAGGGGGTATATGACCAACTAACCTGTATATTCTTCTGTAATATGGAAGATGATTTATCCTTTACGGAGGGTGAGTGGGAGACTGTAAGGGGCGCTATTCTGTCAGAGATTACGGGTATCGCTGGCGTGTTCTTAGAACACCTAGTCTTTTTGCTAGGTAAGGTTGGATTAACTAATCTTGCGCGTTCTCAAGCAGCGACAGAGGGAGATTGTTCTGAGTGTTCCTGTGACGATAATTGTGGACCTGACGGGTGGCTCTTAGGGACGATTGTTAGCGGCTCGCTGTTTGTCGTTGGTACAGAAGACGCACGCGATAGTGACAGTGTTACGGCTACTTCCGCGGATAGAGGAGACGGGCAGCAGTGGATTTATTACACAACGGGATTAGCCGATTTGTGTTGTGATATGACAGTTGAAACATTGTCAGGGGCAGTTGATACCGTGAACGGCATTGCGTGCGGAACATCACCTGAAAATGTGAATATGGTATCACTAGGATTATCGCCACCCGACAATCTGAATACGATAGGTTTGAAGTGTGCGGGTGTAACACAAGTCAAGATAACGTTTAATCCTCTGG